GTGATTTAGAACAATCGGGTTATTGTATTTTGCTGACTTATCAGGAATCATACCATCAATAGTTGATGTAGATAGATAATCAGGGAATAGGTTTTGACCTTGACCAGTAATTAACCAGTCTTGTAATCTCATCTTATAAAAGTCTGCAGTTTGTTTTTGGATTGACCTTAGATACTTCATAGTCTCAAGATCGACTGGTGCACCACCTTCTGTCTGTCCTTCAATTATGGCCCTATTCATAGTTCTATAATGAAGATGAGGTATTGCACGGAAGTAACTTGCCTGAATTAAATATGGTGCGATATAATCATTAACCAAAGTTAATTCATTTGCGTTAAATGTATTACCTGTTGATGATACTTGACTCAATAAATGATTATAGAACTTTGTTCCAAGTAATGGTTGTAATTCTGTATCCTGTGTTATTTGAACCTCTCCTCGTAAAACATCCATATCAACATTCTTATTGATATTTGTAAATTGTTTTAGTTTGGTTTCTGATATTAATAGTACTCCCATGTTATTCTTGTGTTGGTTGTTCAGGTTTATTTTCAACTACAGGTTGTTCCACAACATCACCTACCTCATAGATAGATAATGGTTTAATTTCAAATGTTGTTGGTTTCTGTGATTTTAAACTTACCAATTTGTTGAAGACTGGTAGTAATTCATTTTGATATGGCATAATAACCATCTTTCTGATATATTCTGAGTGGTCTACAATCTCGTTTCTTGTTCCTAACTTACCACTTGTACTGATACCAAATAACTCACCAGAACTAATCCTATGACCTGACAGGATGGTTCTGATAATATCATCATATATTGCTTGATAATACCCATCATTTGATGATGGTGCAATCTGTGTAATTCTTGGTGATAACTCAGGACTTTCGTTGAAGGAGATGATTGGTCTACCTGCATTATTTACAGAACTATATTGTTCTTCTAACGCACGAGTCATAAGTCTTTGGTTCTCCTCATCAGGAATACCATTCACAAAATCAATCCATAGTGAAGGTAACATGCCGTTCTTTAGATTGTTTGCGTGAAACTCTTTGATGTTCACATCAATTTCAATTGCGGCCAAAGCCCCACTATAATCAGGATTTGGATAATAAGAATTAGAAGGTTGATATTGTTTGTAATATAATATTTGACTTGCATCACCATCTTCTTGATTGAATGTATCATATTCTTCAACAGGATGTTTTTTAATATTTGTCCAATCAGCCGAATAATAATATTTTTCAATTTCATCTGTCTCAGGGTTAATCTTTCCACATCTAACTCTACTAAAATCTAAATGATATATTTCTGCAATCGTTTCTCTATCTCTACTCCATACTACATTTAAACTGTAGCCACCGAACAAAACAAGGTCTAAGGCACATTTCTTCATCACTTCTGAAACGTTTTCTTTCTTGTTAATCAAGTTAACAGACGCCATAGGATTATTAATGGATACAACTCCATCCCCCATAATCTGATTGACCTTGCTTGTTACGATTGCTTTATGTATTGCACAGTTATTGTATCTTGAAATAAGATATTGTGGCATTAAATTATTGTCACCATAATAAACATAGGGTACTCTTTGGAAAACTTCTGAGAATCTTGGTAGAATTGGTTCTTGTCTAAAGTTGACCCTATTTAATTGGTATTTCTTTTTTTCCTCACTCATAATTAATCTTGTATGTATATGTAATTGGAATTATCTTCATCTGGTGAAACATATTCTGTAAATGGATTTGACTCCTCAGAACCATTTAATTGTGCCATACCTGTATAAACAAGGTTGGAACCATCACCAAATATTTGAAGGTTATATTGTCCTAAGTAATTTAGGTCTTGTCCTGCGTTTTGTAGATTAATAATAATCTCACAGTATCTATCATTCTCCGCGTATTGTGCAGAATTTGATGTACTCACTGTATATGATTTTACTTCTTGTGATACAACATGCGTAAATGTTAATGTATATCCTGTAAAATCGGTTCTTGAATTATTGTTGATGTTTAACACCAACTCATTCTGTTGACCTTTATTTAATATTAGCATATATCTGTCTGTATAATAATAAATATAAAAAAATTAAAATTGAATTGGTATATTATAAAAAAAAGGGTCCGAAGACCCCTTTTTCTAAGGATATATGTAGCAATTTGAGGATTTATCCACCCAAATTTAATTAATCAACGAATGAAGCACCTACGAACACAGATGATAAAGTTCCATCGATAACTCTTGCAGGAACTGGTTCCTGACCTGTTAGCGTGAAATTCATACCATTTCTGTCTCCTAATGCCAATCCTGAAGTTAACGCACCTGCTGATACGTACATACCTCTCACTTGACCCAACATATATTGTGTGTCATTTTGGTCAATTGCAATTACTTGCAAGTTGTCCTTCTGCGCCAAATTTTCAATAATCAATCTCTTGTCAGCATCGTATTTAAACAATACCATTTCCAATACTTGTTCAAAAAAAACGGTCCCGTTCTCGAAGCTCTTTTGTATGTTCTGGGTCAATTGGCTTGTACCTCTTTTTAAGGAAAAACCATAAAATATAGTTCCTGCAGCGGCAGTAGCACCTGTGATTTGATCATCAACATCGAAAGTAAAACCTGTAACACCACCAACGGTTGTACCTGTTCCACCAGCGATATACACCTTCTGGATACCACCAATACTATCACTACATTGGTTTAAACTTACACCTTCTGAAATATAGCAACTCATATTATTTATTATTAATTTTTTACGTTTATTTTAAATTTGGGAGGACTTTCACCTCCCTGTTTTTTTATATATGAAGTTAAGCGATGTTGTTAGTCGCGAAGTAGTTTACACCTGCAAATCTTACTAACGCTGCACCATAGTTGTAGTTACCACGGATTCTAATCTCATCGTTATCACGGCTCCACCACATGTCTAATTTTTCATGGTCTGATAATAAATCAAAACCTACGATGAAATAATCAGCAGGTCCAACAACAACTCTACCAGAACCAGCAAGACCAATAGTTGGATATACTTTTACTGTTGAGTTAGGATGTACTGCGAATGCGTTTGCTTCACCACCGATAACTACTGAACTTCCGATATAGTTTTGGAAGAAGTTAGCTTTAGTTAAAGCCTGTACATATAAACGATAGTTAGGGTATGACATGTAACAAATCAAATTTTCTAATGATTGTGCGTTGTCATCAAGTGCGTTGATTAATTTGTCTACCTCAGTGATTGGGTTACCGTTAGTACCGTATGCTGCTGCTGAAGAGAAAGCAGTTGGAGTGTCAGAAACTGCAGTACCTGTAGCACCTGATACTAACAATGCTTTGAAACCTTGGAAACAATCACCACCTGCGGTAGTTGCTTGCCATAATTTTTGTTCAATTCTTTGTTGGATTTGTTTTACTTTCAACGCAGCAATTTCTTGTTCAAATGGAACTGATTCTTCAGTTTGACCTTTTTGTAACAATAAAGACTGATAGGTTGAGAACAACGCATCTGGACAAAGGCTTTCATTAATCCTCTCTGGACATACAGTCAAAGAGATTTGGGAGAAAGTGGTATCACCACTTGGAGACCAACCACAAGCACCTGCTTGGAATGCTGGAGTTGAATCTAAAATTTGGATTTGCTGTGTACCTTTAACACCAAGTTTCACTTGGCTGTTCTTAGCTGTAGTTCCACCAACCAATGCTTTCATCATCAACTCAGTCGATGTTTGGTCAGTAAAACCAGTAATAGAACTTACTACGTATGCAAAATCTTCTTTTGAATAAGCTTTCATTTTTTTACTATTTTTTAAATTAGTTTATTTTTTTCTCATACTCATGATTGCTGCAATTCTTGCATCATCTGAGTTTAAATTTTCTTGTTTATTAAAATCTGTTTTACCATCAGATATTTTTTTACCTGCTGGTTGTTTTTTGAATGAATTAAAATCAGCTTCCATAGACGACATTTTGTCTTCCATATTCTTCATTTTCTCAGATACTTTTTTCATCATATCTTCAAGTAAAGAATATAGTTCCTTCATACCACCCATTTCTTCTTCAGACTTAACTTCAATTTCTACCTCTGCTTTTGGTTCTTCTTCTTTAGGTCCTTCAACCTTAACAATTACACCATCTTTGGTTTCAACTTTGCTACCGTCTTCCAATTCGTGAACACCATCTGGTGCAGGAACTTCAGCATCTTCGGTTACTACTACTACCTTAGCACCTTCAATTACTGAATCACCTTCAACTTTGATTGGGGTTCCATCAACTAATTTAGCATCAACAAAAATTTCTTTAACTGACACAATTTTAGAATCTTTAACTTTTACTTCAAAGTTTTCTACTAGTCTATGTAAACCATCTTCTAATGCAACTCTTTCAAATTCCTCACTAATTTTGGTAATTTTGTTACCTACCTTAAGTTCAGGAGTTTCAACGATTGTATTGTCTTCAAGTTTAAAAGACGCCATAGTCACTTCTTCATCAGCTAAGAATCCGAATTGTTTCATCAAAGACTTAATCTCTTGGATTGCTTTCTTTGGATTTGACATAATACTTAAATTTATTATTGTGTTTATATATAGAAATATAAATTATTATCAGTAGACTATAAATGTTTTATAATTTTAGCCACTTCTCTTAAAAACTCTTGTTCTCTGTAGAATTGTTCTATCTCCTCAAAGTATCCTGACACACTAAATCCGTTCAATTCTTTTGATTTGATACGTTTCCATACCTCATCATTTCTTACCTTCATAGACACAAACCATGTACCTATTGGTAAATCTTTGAAACCATACTTATTGGATTTGTCATTCTCGTCTTCTTTAATCCAAGACTCAATCACATACACATCATTAGCCGCCTTACCATTATGTTCTGTATCGTTATTGTCAGTATATTTGTTTCTCATATACTTTTCCATAATCATTTTGATTGTGTCCTCTTTGAATAGAACATAATATGGATTACCCTTCTTATCCTTACGGAATATCTTCAAGTTTGGAACCATAGCGGGACCAACAACAATACGTTTCTCATCATCTGTTTGAAACATTTGTTTTGACATTTTCTCTCTTTCAATTGATTTAATTTTACTCTCAGACCAACTAAGTGCAGATAAACCACCCCAACTATCGTACATCAATTTACCACAACCATCATCGTATGATTTAGAACTTTCCAAATCTACTTTGTGTCTTGATAAGTAACTGTACATCCTACGTATCGTGTCCTCTGAGATTGGGTTTCCTTGTGCAAGGTCGTTTGCACGCTGTTTTCCCACGGGTGTGCCACAAGAACCCCATCCATTTTCTTCTACATACTTAAGTACAGCTTTAGCGTTGTTCTTTACACTATCAGGATAGTCAGTATATGACTCATAGTTACTTCTTTTCTTCTTTTTCTTTCTAATACCTTGGTCAACATATCCTGTGATTGTACTAACATCATATCCCATATCTTCTTGTAGATATTCCTCAATCTTGTCAATATGACCATCCATATAAGATACATCGTGTTTCATTCCACTAATCTTATCTATCTCACCAATAATATCTTTAAAATCATCCACCAATATAACAGCCTCTTCATATTGATGTTCTGTTGCACTTTCTGCTTTAATTACTTCATCTTCAATTCTAAACACATTATCAGCAACCTGTGCAGCACTTCTAATCATACCTTTGGTATCTTCATCGTTATCCATTGATATTAGATGTTCAAAGGTTGCTTGTGCACCAGGACATATTTGGAAGAACCTCGTATGGTATCCATATACATTTACATTTGGTGCAGTAATTTCCATATTCTCTTTTGACAATCCCAAATTTCTAATTGTAGAAGGTGATGGGTTACCCAAAGTTTTATTTGTAACTGTATCAGGTTCAGAATATCCTAATACTCTTGTATCAGGAATTAAGTCATTTGGAAACCCATTAACTTCTACTTTACCTTTGTTAACTGATGCCTTGTTTACAATTGTGGCATCTTTTCTATATTTGATACGAGACCATACGTGTCTACAATTGTAACCACCTCTCCATACCATAGCAGATTGACCAAAGTCATTCTGTGTTCTTTCCATATCCTCAACTCTCCATACAAAGTTTTTATTAATTAATTCCTTACAAAAATCTCTTGTTGTATTGATGATAGGTCCTTGTCCTGATATACGAGGATTTAGAATATACTTGTATCTAACATTATATTCCAATTCATCTTCCATAGAAGGTGCGTTAGGATCTGTAGATACAAAACTATTCTTACCATCCAATACTTCAATACTATCCACAACCCATCCTTCATCAAACAACTCTTGTTCGTTCTGTGCGGTTTTAATTAATTTTTGAATGTATTTGTCATCTTCACCATCAGGAATGTGAAAATCTTCAGACTTTACTTTATTGAACGCAATCCAATTAATCTCAATTGCTGGTTCAGAAACTAAAGATATACTGTCGATACCTGATATTTCATCATCTTCTTCTATCCTTAATTCATATGTTTTATCTTTCCTCATATATTAAAATATAAATAATTCGGTTTATACTATCTACCTTGTCTTCTGTACTTCTTAGGTCTTTGTGATTTGGGACCATAAGATTTTTTTCCTGTTGGTTGACTACGTCTTTTACCGAAGGATACTTTGTGACTATCGTTTTTACCTTTCGCCATATTATAAAGTTGATAATTCTTTTAATCTTGCCTGTTTCTGTTGAGAGGTTGTTAATTCACTTTCAACTACATAGGTCTTCATTATTACAGGTGTTTGTTCCTGTGATGGATTATTTCTAACAGGATTATCGGCAGATGCAACACTAATGTCAGAACTGAACGACGCACCACCACCCATTTGATTCATCATAGATAGTAATGGGGCAAACATGGTCACCGCACCACTTGTCATTACCGCCTCACCATTTGATAGGTTAGTTGGAACATTATCGGATTTAGGTCCACCAGGTCCTCTTACGATACCACCATTCGCCATACCTCTAGCAGTACCAGCTGTACCACCACCACCTTCAAATTGAGTGTTCTTGATATTCTTGATTTGTACTGCAGTTGCAATTGCAAGTGCTGCTGCGTTGATACCTTTAACAATCCAATCGAATGGTGATTTAAGTATTGAAGGTTGTGCAAGTATTTGTATAATACCTGATGCAGCTGACATTGTTGCAGTTGCAATTTGAAGTTTCTTTCTTTTTTCAAACGCCTCTTTACTTGTCTTAGCCTCCTCATCATAAGATGATGCGAGTGCTGCGGTCAAGTTTCCAATTGCACCAATTGTTTCACCGATGGCAGCAAGTGTTGCCATCTTCTCTTGGTTATCAATATCCTTTCTTAACTTCGCATACTTCTCTTTGATTGCAGTAATTTCTTTCTCCTTACCTTCTGCAAGTTCAATCTCTCTCTTTTCTGCAACTGCAAGAATATCTCTCTGACTTTGGAAGAACGCCTTGGTACCAGCTCTAATTGCTTCTTGACGGATTTGTAAGAATCTTAACTCATCATCAAGTTTCTTTAATCTATCATCTTGGTCTTCTTTATTTCTTGCTTTAGTGTCTTCTCTCGCCTCGTTCGCATACTTGGTACGAATATTCTTTCTTATTTCCTCTTTTGCTTCCTCAGATAACTTTGCAAATTCTTTATCTTCTTCTAAATCTTCTAATTCTCTTTGTTTCTTTACTTCTCTTTCTCTATCTTCTCGATTACGAACATCTTCAATTGCTGCAATTCTAATATCCTCTATTTTACGTTGAAATTCTTTTGCAGATTTTAAATCTTCTTCTTTTCTTTTCTTATCAATATCCGCTTGTTTTAAATCATATTTGGTTTTAACTTGTAATAAAAGTTCACCTTGTCTCTTTTTATCAATATCTAAAGCTTTGATTTTATCTTCTTCAGCTTTTCTTTGATTTTTAAGTTCTTGGTCTTGTCTCTCTCTTTCTGTTTTTAATTTTAATATTGAAGTTTCTCGTTCTAATGAAAGTTCTAACTCTTTTGCGGTCTTATCGTCAGCAGCTTTCTTTTGATCTGTTTCTTTTTGTTGTGCTAATAATTTGTCATTAGATTCTTTTTGTTTTGCTCTTCTTTTATCCGCAAGTCTTACTTCATTATCTAATCTTGATTGTTCATTTTCATTAATCTGTGCGATTATTGCAGTATTTGATGCTAGAAGTTCTTTGTTAATATCCTCGATAATTTTACCTTTTTCTTCGGTAGTCATTATCTCATTTTTACTAACTTCATCTAATCTTGCATATAATCTTTTATCGTTGTCTCTTAGTAATTGTAATCTATCCTCACCAGCCTTTTTCTGAATTTGAAAAATTTCTTCTTCGGTTTTACCAGCAATCTTTGCTCTTGCAATCTGTTGTTTTGTTGCAACATCTAATGCTTTACTATCAACATCTAATAATCTTTTTTGTTCTGCGAGTGCATCATTTAACGCCTTAACTGCTGCCTCAGTTTCTTTGGTACTTTCTTCATAACCAACTAATGCCTTAGCACCCGCAACTAATGCAGAACCAAGTGCAACAAACGCCGCAATAATAACACCAATACCAATTGCTAAAAGTGCTGCCTCTAAAACAGCTACCGCAGTCGCCGCAACAGTCGCAGAAACACCAACAGCTTGTAATGCTTTTGATAAAAATCCTAAATTTATTATTGAAGTTTTTGTTGCTACATTATTAGTTTCTTGTGCAACTGTTAATCCATTTGTTGTATTTGTTAATACTTTACCCGATGCTGCGGCCTTTGCTTGTTC